ATTCGGCGGCTCGATATATGGGGGATGTTCCGAACCTCGCAGATGCTCAAAGGTATGGGCGGCTCGATAAGTTCATCGCCGAGGTCGACGGGGTGCTCGGGGGTATCAAGACTACGGCGTATGGGGCGATGGAGGGACATGCGGTTTCTATATATGAGTTGAATTATTATTACGAGGGGTATATACTGGAAACGGGCTACCAGATGCGGCTCGCTTTCGGGAAGTTGAATTACGAGGCTGTGAAAGCGTCGGTTATGAACCCCCTCGACAAGATATCAGGGCTCGCGGGGAAGGAACAACTCAGGCGGGATATCGGGAGAGCGATTACTCAGGGCATAGTCAGGGGCGAGAGTATCCCGAAGACATCGAAGTCCGTTATGCAGATGATGAATAAAAGCATCAGCCACGCAGAGCGGATAGTCAGGACAGAAACCGTTCGGTCAATGAATATGGGGTGCATGGACAGCATGGAACACGCCGCATCAAGGGGATTGCCGATACAGAAACAATGGCTCGCCACTCTGGATAGTGTCACGAGGGACAGTCACCAGATGGTCGACGGAGAGATAAGGGATATTGACGAGCCGTTCTCCAATGGGTTGATGTTTCCGGGTGACCCGGCGGGGGATGCGTCGGAGGTCATAAATTGTCGGTGTACGATGGTCGAGGTCATAAGGGATACCGAGATGCCCGACATAAGTCGGAGGGCAAAAGAGGATGGCGAATATTCGGTCATTCCGAACATGACGTATAATGAATGGCTCGGCTCAAGGGTGAGCGGTTAAGGTGTTGATGCCCGCAAGGGCTGATATATGGTGGCGGAACCCATCGACAAAACTATAAAAACGGGGCGGAATTCCCCAGACAAAACTAATGGAGGGTTTAAGATGTTAGAGAAAATTGCTAAGGCGTTGGGCGAGGAACTTTCTGCGAAGGTCGACGAGGCTCTGAAAAAGGCGGGCATCGAGGTCGGAGTTACGAACGATGGAACATTCGTTCCTGCTGAAAAGCACGAGGCTTTGAAGGTCGAGCTTAAACAGGCGAAGGTCGATGCAGAAGGGGCGAATGCGAAACTCAAGGAGGTCAATACCCAACTTGAGGAGATGTCGAAGAACAAGGACAATTCGGAGGCGACGAAGGAACAGCTTTCCAAGTTGAAAAAGGACTTTGACGATTACAAGATTGTGTCGGAGAAGAAGGTCGCGGATGTGAGGAAACAGGCGGCTCTCGAACGGCAGTTGCTCGCTGAAAAGGCGAACCCGGATGCTCTGGACTATCTGGTGGGGCTTGTGAACCTCGACGAGGTTGAGGTCAAGGACGATGGAACAATCAAGGATGTCGACAAGGTTCTGAAACCGTTGAAGGAAGGGAAGAAAAGCCTATTTGCGGAGACGGTGATTAAGGGCGGGGACGTTCACAAGGGCGGGAAGTCTGACCCGGCGGAACCCAACGATTGGCAGGAGAAATATAACGCCGCCAAGACCAACCTTGACAGGATTAAGGTCAAACAGGCGGCGGCGGCAGAGGGCGTTATCATCGAGCAAGAATAATTTTAGAATAGGAGAGATTTACAATGGCACAGGTTACTGGACAGGGAACGTCGTATAACCTCCCGAATTATTGGGGGGAATTGTTCACGGCGGATACGTTGAAGACACCCATCCTCACCATGATTGGTGGGCTTTCGGGTGGAGGTTTCCAGACGAATTCGGATGAGTTCCCCACGGCGGTCATGTATGACTTCCCGGCGGCGGCTCAGCCCGCTCTGACGGAACAGCAATCGTTGACCGCTCCGACCGCAACGGCGGCGGTTCGGGCTCAGGTCAAGAATGTTACCCAGTTGTTTATGCAAGCCGTTCAGGTGAGCTATAAGAAGCTCGCCGAGGCCGGGAAGATGTCGGGCATTACCAAAGCCAACGTCGTTCCGTCTGTTCAGGATGAGCTCGCTTTCCAGATTGACTATAACCTCAAGATAGTAGCGAGGAATGTCGAGTATACCATCCTCAACGGAACGTACAACCTCGCGGCGGCTTTTGACCAAGCGAACAAGACCAGAGGTATCATCGAGGCTTGTGCTCTGTCGGGTGGTACGGTGGTCTATGCTTCGGCGGCGACGCTCGACAAGACCCTCATGGACACGTTCTTCCGCACGATGTTCAATAACGGGGCGATGTTCGAGAATTCGGTGCTCTGGTGCGGTGCGTACCAGAAACAGCAGATATCGAAAATCTACGGATATGCTCCCGAAGACAGGAATGTCGGCGGTGTGAATATCAAGCAGCTTGAAACCGACTTCGGTGTTATCGGTATCGGTGCTGTTCACCCGTTCATGCCCACGACCAAGATACTCTGCGCGGATATGGCGGTTATCAAACCCGTTACTCAGCCGGTTCCCGGAAAAGGCAATTTCTTCTATGAAGAACTCGCCAAGACGGGCGGTTCGGAGAATGGGCAGATATATGGGTTGTTCGGTCTTGACCACGGCCCCGCTTTCGCGCATGGCGTACTTGAGAACCTCGCTACCGCCTGACGGTAGTCTGGAGTATCAAAGGAACTAACGGAGTGGAGGAGGAAAACTTCCTCCCCCTACTTTGAAAGGATGGTAACAGAATGTCTATTTATACGGATGTGTTAAACCAGTACATCAGGAACCCGCAGATGCGCGAAGCGTTGGAAAAGCTGTTCGCTCTGGTTCCGGGTGCTGAGGCGAACCCGATTTCGTCCGTCGCTTTTGTCGGCAACGATATGGTGTTCACTCTCCTCGACCAGACGACGGTCACGTTAGCCGGAGCGAAAACGGCTCTCGCGGGCGCGGCGGGCGAAAGCCTGTCGTTCGTGGAGGGAACCCCGGTCAATGCGAAGGGTGCGTCCATTGTTATGACCATCGGAGGGGTTGCTGTTCATGGTGAAAAGGTCACCATCGGGGATGATGTTCTCCAGTTCGCGGCGGATGCGGCTCAGACAGTCGATGAAGGGGCTCTGCCCATTGATATTACTTCGGCAACCGCAAAGGCTCAGGGCACGTTGAGTGTCGGAGAGCAACCCGCGGTCGGTGATTATTTTACCATTGGGACGAAGAAGTATACTATCGTTCCTGAGGGAACCGGTAATGGCGATGGGGATGTGGAGATTGGAACGGATGTTGCGGCTACCCGGCTGAATATCGTTGCGGCGATTAATGGTTCGGATGGCTTCAACCTTCCGAGTGAAGTTGTATCAGCGGCGGCGTTCGTCGATGCGGATTGTGTCGTTACAGCGTTGGTTGGAGGAGTTGCGGGAAATTCTATCGTATTCACCGAAAATCTAACCGGCGTCACGAATGAAGTGGATGGAACGGGGACGCTCGGCACGACTACTCCCGGAACGGATTGCTCGAAAGGCGATGCCAAGACTGCCTTGCTCGCGGCCCTGCAAGGCAATGCTGTTGTCGAGGGTGCGGCGGGCGCTGGTGATACATTGACCATCACGGCTCTTGTAAAAGGGGTATCCGGGAACTCCATCGCCATATCGGAAACGATGGCCAATGGTTCGTTCGCGGCGGGCGCGACCCATCTTGCCGGTGGTGTGAATGGTACGGTCGGAGAAAAAGGGCAAATGTATGCGGATGCGTCGTACATTTACCGGGCCATCGACGACAACACTATCGCTGACGCGAATTGGCGCAGGGTTACGCTCGGAACGGCGTATTAGAAGAATGGGGGGGCAGGGCTATGGCTCGGTATGTATGGGACGTCGCTACGCGACGTATTGTGCTGGAGGATGAGTACGTTCCTCCGGCTGAGCCCGTAGAGCCTTGGGTTCGGGGAATTTCAGAATATTCGAGGTACGAGCTTGTTACGTTGTGTCGGGCGAATGGTTTACCCGCCAAAGGGAATATGAACCGAGGGCTCCTCTTACGGATGCTTGAGGGAGCCGGTATCATAACCCCTGCCCAACTTGAAACCAAATCCGGCGAAAGCCTGACGTTTGACGGCACATACGACGATGTATTTACGGCGCTCAGCATAACAGGGAACACGGAGCAGACGGTAACAGAAGAGGCGATAACAAACCCGCTGGCAAACTACATCATCCCGTTTCGGTGCGGTGGCGGCACGTTTGATATGCAAGCAAGTGGCATAACAAATGCTCGTTGGTTGCATGACGGCACAATATATACTAATGCAAGATTACAAGTATCTGTTAACGATGATGATATTGTATATCTGTTAGCTGATGCTTTTACAGCTACATCACAAATAACTAATAATAGTGTTGCGCAAAATCATAAAGGGTCTTTGGCGGACTTACA